AATTATGGATGAATTAAAGACATTATATCAGATTCAGACGGAGATATGGCATCTGTTTAAGAAATATGGAGTCAAACGTTTGAAGGAAGATGAATGGGATGAGCTGTATCGGGAAGGTGATCAGGTGTTAAAAAAATACAGGGCACTTAACTCGGACATGGGACAACTGTTCGAAGATATGTACATAGCTCTCAGAAAATATTACCAGCGGAGGGAAACGACTGATGAAATCTAGGAAGGAAAAAAAAGAAATCCATATCTGTCAGGTATGCGGTAAGGAAATCATGTTGTATGAGTCGTATGAGCATACAATGACAAAAAGGCGGACAGAATTATGGTTTCACAGACGATGTATTGAAAGGGGAAAGAGATGAAGACGGTATTATTTATCGTGGCTTTGTTGGCCTTAATCGGCATCGGCGCGGCGGTGCTGTACAAGATTGGAGAGACGATCGTGGAAATTCAGGATGCGACCAGCTGCGGAAAGCCGGCCAGGAAGGAGCACGAGGATGGACGTACTGAAAAGAGTAAACCGTGAGCTGAATCAGGAGATGCGTAAGCAGGTCGATCTGATTTACAGTGCGGCAGCAATCGCCTTTGCCCGGTACTGGGATAAAGGATGGGGGCCAGAACGGATCCGAAGGATTTTTGATAAAACGCTTGAGACGTGGAATGAATGCGGAGCCACAAACCAGATCAGTATGATCCAGATGCTGGAAAATGAATCTGGAATCGAGCTGAGGATCCCGGAAACAGACAAAGGGTGGCGGGATTTGGCATACCTTAATGCACAGATTGACATGGGGAGAATGTCCGCAGCCCAGATTGTATATATGAGGCAACGGCAGAAGAAATGGATCGGCGCAATGCTGATGGCGTGCCTGTTTCTTTCACTACATCGTAAGTATGGTTTTGGAAAAGACAGGCTTGTGCGGCTGATGGGGCAGATCTATGAGATCGAGACGGAATATAATTTTGACAGAAAGAAGTTGGTTGCAGCCTGCCGAACGGAGGCGGGAGTGAATCTGCAGCATAAATTTGGAGGATGATATGAATAGACTGACAGAAAAAGACGACCAGGGAAATTGGCATCTGAAAGGTGTCCGCTAGGAGCAGCTCCATGAGGGGCAGGTTATCACGGGAGAACTGCAGGAAAAGCTGTATGGGGCACTCTGGAAGCTGATGGAGTACGAGGATACAGGGGTGGATCCGGAAGAGGTGGAAGAACTCCTTAATTTTGAGAAGACAGATTCTTATAGATTGCTGGAAAAACTGAATGCGGAGGAAAGAAAAAATCGCTGGATTTCTGTGGAGGAGCAGTTGCCGGAAGATGATGTTCTGGTTCTTGTAACTGTTTCCGGGATATATAATGCACTAATATTTGCGAATGCAATACAGATTGGGGCGTACGATAGGGACGGATGGTTCATTGAGGGATACGAAGATTGGAATAATCCAAATGTGACAGCTTGGATGCCACTTCCCGAAATATATACCAGCCCTGGAGCAGGACAAGCCTTCCGGCTGGCAGGGGCAGAAGCACTGCTGGAAGAGTACAGAGAGCTGTATAAAACTGACCTTATTAAGGAGGGATAAGAAAATGGACAAAAAGGATATTTTAGGAATGTTGGGCATAATAGCGGCTGCGGCTTGGCTGATACTATTTATTCTGGCGTTTAGTATGGACCCCACCAGCAGAATGGGAGATGTGTTAATACTCTCAGCCTTTGCTGGGGTGTTGCCTATGATTTTTTTCACGATTGGTGATTAGCCAGATGTATTTTGCAAAGGCGAAAATGATCATTTAAAGGAAGGAAAAGAGCTATGAAAAATTGGAAATTACCATTGATTATCGTAGGAGCAGTAGTTGCAGTAGTTTTGTGGTGTGTGTTTGGAGTGCAGTCAGTACAGAATCGAGCAATCAGCCTTGAAGAATCGGTCTATACCGCTGAATCTGACATTAAAGTGCAGGAGAAACGCAGGGTTGACTTGGTTTATAATCTGGCAGACTGTGTAAAACAGTATGATCGGCATGAATCAGAAACATTGACTGGACTTGCAGATGGAATGAGCGAAGGGAACAGTGTAGAAGATGTAAATACTGTGATTGCGGCAGTTACATATGCTTATCCAGAGTTGAAAAGCAATGAGAATTATAAGCAACTCATGAATGAATTGTCTATTACCGAAAACATGCTTGCCCAGTACCGGGAAAATTACAATAAATCCGTAACAGCTTATAACAGGTATGTAAAGAAGTTTCCAGCAAGAATCTTCCTCGACTGGACAGGCTATGAGGTTTTGAAATTTCAGCGGTTGGATTATCAAGCACCAGTTGACGCACCGCAGGATTTATTTGGAGAATAGCTTATGGAAATAACCAAGCGCGAAATCATCATCAGCGTTGCAATCGCCGCCGTTATGCTAATAGTCGGTTTCTTTATATCTGGAAAAATAACTGATATGCAGAACGATAAGAACGCCGAATACCAGAAGGCAGTGCATATTGAGGACTCTGAATTATTTCGGTATGGCATGGACACAAATGTTGGAAATGCTTTTGTGTATGGAGATTTGCAAGCGGTTGATACAGTGACTTTTGATGAGATTGGCGGGGAATATCTTCATGTTGAAAAGATAGAAGAACGATATGAACGCCATGAAAGAGAAGTGACAGAAACAGATTCAGAAGGTAAAAAGCACACAAAAGTAGAAGTATACTATGAATGGGAAATCGAGGACAGAGAAAGCAAACATTCCGAAAATATTATGTTTTGTGGTATCGAATTTCCGTATGATAAAATCCCGTATTCTCTGGACAATCACATAGAGACAATAAAATCTGGGAGAGAATATAGTTGGAAGTCTGGGGAATTTGTAAAGGTACGGTACAAGTATTACGGGACATCCTCTAAGCATACAGGGACTGTATATACCAAGTTATCGGACGGAACGATTTCGGATAATTCCAGATTTTTCAAAGATTATACCATTGAGCAAGCATTAGACAGTTGTACGCATAGTGTTGCGAATGAAATGTTCTGGGCTTTATGGATAGCTCTGACTGCAGGTGCTGTAATTGGATTTTGCTATTTTGATAACAAGTGGCTGGAAGATTAAACTGATATTTAAGTAAGAAAGTGGATGAGAAAGAAGGTGGCATCGATGGATAAAAATATCCTAAACGACTACATAGACGCCTGTGAGCTGATCCGGGAGACCGAGCAGCAGATCAGGCGGCTGCAGGAAAAGCAGAGCGAGACAACGCAGGACAGCGTCCGGCGCGCCAGCTTGTGTGCTGGTTCCCTCTGTCTACACAGATAAATCCTGCGGGACTGGGATAGGGTAACAAAAAAATAAAGCAAAAAGAAAGAAGGTGGGGAATGTGGGAACAAGGGACACATACTTTAATGGTTACGGTCTGACATACAATGAGGTAAAAAAAATAGAAGACAAGTGCAAAAACGCAAAGGGTAGGGAATTGGAACTGCTGCTTCTGGCTGCGGAAAGCGCATAT